ATATGCATAAGGTATAACTTTATTTTCATGCAATAATACACCGTTCTTCAATTGCTTTAAATAATTCTTGATTTGATCAAAATCTTTAAGGATATATTCTTTGATTACTCTAATAGCCTCAATCTGCTGTTTTATTTCATATGTGTTTACACCGATCAATCCTTGCTCAAACTTAAGCGATAATGATCGAATATCGTTTTGTATAATATCTTGTGCCCACTTCACATAATCAGGTAAGATAATTGGATCGGAGATATTGACACCTACAGCAATCAAAGCCGACAACTTCAATATCTTAATGTGGGCACGGTTCCAAAGCTGTCGAATAACTTCTTTATGGGTACTATTAATTTGAGCATCAGCATACTTATCAAATGCCGCCGTCATCTTCAAAGCTTCATCCGACTGCTGTACATTGATAGTACGTTTAGCGTGCATTACCTGTTCAACTTGCGCAACCAATGATGCAAAGCGTTCGATCAACATCATAGAAGGTTGCACAGTTAAATGGTTTTCGCTAAGTGCTGGCCTAGCTCCATTGTATTCGATTAGCAAGAACCGCGGTAGCAACCCTTCAGATATCATATCCTCATTCAATGCAGCATAGAACCGTTCGGGTGTACTTTCACCCAATATGCTAAATGCTGGACTTTCGGTTACATTGATGTTCTTATCAGCATCGGCAAAGATAGAAGGACGAAACACTTGCCCATAACCAGATTTATTATACAAATCGAGTAGTACACGCTTAAGCGTTTTTTCAGCCGCATTGGCTGTAGGACTGGACATTGTTTCGAGCCGCAAACCAAACTCGCCAAGGATTGATACAAAGCATTGTGAAGTCCTATTCATATGCTTCACAAGAGCTTGACCAGATGCTATTTCTGATGGACCAATAAATGCTACTGAAGTCGGCACCTGAAACCGAATGCTATTCATCAATCGATCAATACCGGATGCTGCCGCTTCCTTGCCCACTCCGGTCATTCCCAGGAGCAAGACGTACTGATTAAGCCCGGTGCCACTGATATTATAGGCGCGTCCGCAAATGCCTGCCATCAGCCCAATAGCCGCCGCCAGTGCGATTTCTGGCACTGGTCTAGGCGCAGCCGCATAGATAAATTGCGCGATTTCTCCAAGAAGTCCTGGTGGAAGGGTAGCAGTAGCCTCCTGGGAAGGAACCTTCAAAACCGGCGAAACTGCTTCATTACCATTTAATGGCAACTTCAATTGATCACGTTCAGCAATCTTCTTATCTAATTCAATCTTGAAACCATCGAAGTCAATAGGTGGAAGCATTCGATCAAATGATTTATTGATCATCCAATTTAGATAATCTGATCGTTTAGCCTTATCTCTCTTACCCAAAACTGAGGATTGGAATATACGAATAATTTGATTTCTATTTTGCGTGTAAAAAGAGATAATATCCACAATAGCAAAGTCGGCTTCAGATTGAGACTGATACAAACCTTGCCATTTTCCTGCATACAATTGAAGGAACTTTTCTCCATTTGTAGCAATAGATGCTTGCTCAATAATTTCTTTGTCATTGAACTTTTCCTTTTCATCACCTTTGAAGATATTAGTTGCTACACCGCCGCTACCCATTTGTTCCCACAATTGAATAAGCTGGTCCTGCCTATCCATTATAGGTTTATTATTATAGACGTTCCCTGTAAATGTTGCGTATCGTTGCGATGAATAGACTTCGATGAAATTACGCCTTCTGCCTGCTGGAATGAAGCCTTTAATGATGATATGCAAACCACGACCGCTAGGCGATATCTCAGACCAGCTATCAAACTCCTGATAAATCTTTATCTGCCGATTGAGTGCAATTGTATCACCATTTGTATCGTCCAAATCTATGAATGTATATGGATCATTATCGGTAAAAACAAAACCGATACCCGCTGCACCGTTACCGCTTTTTGTCGCCTTGACGGCTTCCTCGAATGAGCACCAATCTTTCGGCTCATTTACGCTTGCCATTTTGCCTGTTGCAGAGTAAGGCACCTTCGTCGGCTTGGCTGCGCCGATATCCTCATACTGCCACACAATCCATTGGCGCAGACGTTTTAATTCGTCTGGAATAGCTTCATAAGCCATAGACGTATCCAAAGCTGTAATGATTAATAATTCAGCTTGTTACCCGATAAATACTCATACAGCTTTTGAACACGATTAACCGAAGGGTCTTTAATCCTACCCTTGCCAAACTCAGATAACCAATAGAAGCTTAATCCGGTTTGATTAGCTATGTCAGGATAGGTTTGTGGGCAAGCTTTAAGAAGGGAAAGGGTCTTTTCGCACAATGTCATTTGTTATTCTTTCTTGTTAATAAAGCGGCTGGTCCCGACCACTTGCGAAACGCCAAGGGCCTTAGCAAGACCGCGAGCGGGAACGGTCCAAGGCATTTACCGCTTGCCACGTCTGGCACAAAAAATATTTTTGAGCAAGTAGAATTTAGCGGTTGACTTCCACCTTATTGTGCGTATCCTATGACCAATCGAATGAGGCACACAATGAATGAAAATGGTGGCTGGTCAACGTCAATGCTCAATAAGATCGAAAAAGAAATTCCTTTAAAGGATGTATCAACTGAAGCAGCCAAAGCAGCTAATCCATTCATTCCACCACGTTCTTATGATCCTGCACCATCAGCCGAACAAGTTGCGCAAGAGCGACTTGCTGCATTGCTTGCTGATGTAACGACTACTACGCTCGATCAACTACGCGAGCTACGCGACGAAATTGATAGTCTGATGCAAGTCATTCGTGATCGAGATAGTCTAATCAACAAAGCTTTCACGGAACATGTTGCATATGCTCGTAATGCTATCACATGCAAAGAAATCATCAAAGAGAATTTAAAAAAGATCAAAGAAGATTTCACAAATGGTTTGCATCCTATTCCGCAAACTGTTACCATTGGAGCAAATAAAGATGGATGAGAATGAAGAATTACACGAATGGCAAAATGTTGATGGACATTTAAAGTATGAAAAAAAACCAAATGTTGTCAGCTTAATTCCTACAAAAACAGATGCTGACTACGCTAAGGAATTGAAAGCTAGATCAATCGAAGCGTGGAAGCCTTTGCTTGAAATTATGCAGGAAGCTAACAGCAATGGTTTTCGTATCGTTATCAATGCTGGAATGAATGAGCTAGGACAAGCATTCATCCATAATCTAGAGATACAAAAGATATACAAATAGGTGCGAAATGACTATCGGCAATTGGTCGTCGACTGTCTGGCCTACCATCGATACCTCTAATCATTGGGATAAGCTATCCCAGGATGAATTGCTTACAATGCATTTGAAGCTAAAGCAACAAGTTGAAAAAGCTAAAGCTGATGAAATGGAATTGCGTAAATACATTGTCAATCGCGCATTTCCTGAAAAGCATGAAGGCACCAATACGCTCGAACTAGGCAATGGATATGAATTAAAAGCAGGAATTAAATTCAACTACCAGCTTGCCGACAACGATATTGTTGAGCGAACGCTTGACGCTATTGCTAAGGTTGGCAATACAGGACCATTCATCGCTGATCGATTGGTAAGCTGGAAACCGTCATTCTTGCTAACTGAATATCGCAATCTAACTGATGCTGCACCGCATAGTGCCGAAGCACAAGAGATACTTGCACTTGTGGGCAACATGCTTACTATAACTGATGCTGCACCAACTTTAGAAATTAAAGAGCCGAAAGCGAAAAAGAAATGACAGAACTTCAATTTGTAGTCACCGCTAATCCAACAGCTATATTTCTCACGTTAGGGATTATTCATATCATTCTAATGATATTTTTGATTGCTGCAATCAAAGACAGAAATAACCGATGAACCTTTCATCCCTTCGTCCTGCCCGTGACTTTGCCGTGAATTTTGGCGTTAAGTCCGTGGTGTATGGTCCTGCCGGTAGCGGTAAAACACCAGTTATCAATACCGCTCCGCGTCCTGTATTGCTTGCTTGCGAACCCGGATTATTGTCAATGCGTGGATCAAATGTACCAACTTGGCAAGCGTTCACACCAGAAGCAATCGAAGAATTTTTTAAATGGGTTTTCGGATCAGAGGAAACAAAGAATTTTGATACTATTGCAATTGATAGCACTAGCCACATGGCAGAGGTTTATTTGCAAGCCGCTCTTAAGACTAACAAACACGGCTTGGCTGCCTATGGAGAAATGGCGACGAATACGCTCAAACATCTTAATACACTCTATTATACTCGATATAAACACACCTACTTAATAGCCAAGCAAGAAATAATCAATGAAAACGGATTAACAATCAAACGTCCATATTATCCCGGCAAGCAATTACCAGTCGAGCTACCACACAAATTTGATCAAATCTTACAGCTTGACATTCAAAATGTTCCAGGTGTAGGACAAACAAAAGCATTCCGTTGTCAAGGGTCAATCGATGTATTAGCGCGTGATCGAACAGGACAATTAGCAGAGTTTGAACCGCCAGACTTTTCACTTTTAGTTTCTAAGGCCATGCGATGAAAAGCGGAATATATAAAATCTTAAATACTCATAACAGAATGATTTATGTAGGAAGTGCTGTTGATTTTCAGCAACGATTTTATTTACACATTTATCATTTAAATGCAAATACTCACTTTAACAAGCATCTTCAAAACGCTTGGAATAAATATGGAGAGAATGCTTTTGAATTTAAGATATTAGAATTTTGCGAAAAAGACAATCTAATAAAGCGTGAACAACATTGGATCGACTGGACATTATGCTATCAAAGAGAAATAGGATATAATTCGCGGAGAAAAGCTGAAACCAATTTAGGCTTGCAATGGTCTGAAGAAACTAAAAGAAAGATGG